GCTACAACCACGAAACCATCGCTCTGGGTTTCTCGCTGACCGAAGAGGCCATCGAAGATAACCTGTACGACAGCCTGTCTGCTCGTTACACCAAGGGTCTGGCTCGTGCTATGGCGTACACCAAGCAGGTTAAAGCTGCTGCTGTTTTGAATAACGGCTTCTCCGCCCAATACGTTGGCGGTGACGGCGTTGCTCTGTTCAGCACTGCTCACCCTCTGGTCAACGGCGGCACCAACAGCAACACCCCCTCCACCCAAGCTGACCTGAACGAGACTTCTTTGGAAGCCGCCGTTATCCAGATCGCCGCTTGGACGGACGAGCGTGGCCTGCTGATCGCTGCCAAGCCCAAGAAGCTGGTTGTTCCCCCAGCGTTGCAATTCGTGGCTACCCGCCTGTTGGAAACCGAACTGCGTGTCGGCACCAACAACAACGACATCAACGCTATCAAGAACAACGGTGCTGTGAGCGAAGGCTACACAATTAACCACTTCTTGACTGACAACAACGCTTGGTTCCTGACTACTGACGTGCCTAACGGTATGAAGCACTTTGTCCGCACCCCGCTGTCTAACAGCATGGACGGTGACTTTGACACTGGTAACGTGCGTTATAAGTCCCGTGAGCGTTACAGCTTCGGCTGGTCTGACCCTCTGGGTATGTTCGGTTCTTCCGGTTCGTTCTGATCGAAAGAAAATAGAAAAAGGAGCCTTGTGCTCCTTTTTCTTTTGGGTTATATTGCTTCCATCTGGGTGATCACTCTTACCGACTGCCCCAGCAGACAATGCAATGAAGGTAAGGGTACTTTTGCATAAGGACATTTGTCATGGCACGTTCCACATTTGATGGCCCAGTTCTTCAGGGCGATAATAAATTCGGCCCACTTCGCAACGTAGGTTATAGCGACCTTGTTCAGTATTGCGACATTGATTTTACAAACACAGCCAACGGCACGTATCCCTACGGTGGCGGTTCTGGTCAGTTTGTTAACGGCAACAACATCCCCAATCAGAACGCGACTGTTTATCAGCCGTCTTCTACCGTGTTCCCTCCGGTGGCGCAAACCATCCCCGCAGACACGGCTACCAACATCTATCGCGGCTGCGTGATGTATCTGCCCTATGGCAGCAACTTGGACGACGTGCTTGTTGACGTGGGCATCGTGCCCGCTGTCTCTGGTGGCTCCGCTGCAATTAGCTCCACCACTGTGTACATCTCCAACAACTACACTGCTGCTTCTGGTACTGCGCGTTACTACCAGACTGGCTCGATCAGTTCTGTTGGTCGTCAGTCGCTGTCTACGTTCACGTATCGTCAGCTGTACAACCACGGCCAAACTTCTGGTGACATCACCAACCCACCTTCACAGTACGGCGGCGGACAAAACACTAACCCTTACGGTTCTTTGGTTTCGCAGGTTGTGTTCACTGTGGCAATTGTTGGCACCAACTTGGATACCCGCACCGCTACTGCAACTATTGCAGGCGCTGCGATTTCTGATACAGCTGGCACTTTCACTTGTACTTCTAACGCTTTCTTGGCTGTTGGACAAACTGTGACCATTTCCGGTACTTTGGGTGGCACGGGTTCGATTAGTGGTTATTCCAACCCAACCAGCTACTTGGTGGCAACTGCAACCGGTGGCGCTGGTACTATTACAGGATTCTCCTTGGTTAACTTGGACGGTTCTCCAATTACCACCACAGCTGGTACTCCTACGGGTTTGACTTACACGATCAGTTCAGCTTTGTCTGGTCGTTTTTACTTCACGGCACGTTACACCCAGCTTGACGGCAACATTGGTTCGCAGACTGTTTACCCCTACGGTAACCTTGACTGATTGATCTGACAAATGGCGGGGGCTTCAGCCCCCTTCTTGTAATTTAAGGAGCTATTATGTCTGGATGGACTGTAGTCGATTCAAACTCGAACAAATCGTTGCCCATCACGGGCACCAACTCGTCTGGAGCGGTTGCTCCATACATCAACCCCGCTCCCAACGCACAAGACCCCGTTGGTAAGATGCGCGTGTCTCAGGGCCAAGCTCTGATCGACACTGACTTTGAATACGGCCAGCAGCCCACCAAGTGGGAATCCATTGCGCTGCAAAACAGCCGCCAAAGCTGCTACTACATTCCCCAGCAGCCTTTGAGCGTAACTTCAATCACGGGCACTACAACGTTGACAATTACAGTCAGTGCGGCAATTACGATTGCCGCTGGTACGCCTATCTACATTCAAAACGCCACTGACGCCAATGCAAACGGCTGGTGGTACACCACTTCTGGTGTTTCTGCTAATACAACTTTTACCGTTGTCCCAACCACAGCCGCCGCCGCAGGTGAAAAATACAACGCTGCACTGACCTATGTGTATGTGGGGTACTTCTATTCCAACTGCGGTATTCCTGTTGGCTCTAACGCCATCACCAACTCAGGCACAACTTGCACGGCAACAACCACCAATCCACATGGTTTGTCTGCAAACTCTTTGGTGTATATTACCAACACTTCTGCTTCGACCAATGCTCCTAACGGCGCATGGATTGTGGCGACTGTGCCCTCGGCCAACACTTTCACATTTGTTGTTGCTGCGGCCCCTACAGGCACAATCACCAACTCTGCGGCGTCCAACGTCATCTATGCCCGTCCAGCAGGTTATGTTGAGTCCCGCTCATTTGATGGTGGCGTGGCATTTTCGGCTGGCTCTACCGTGCCAAACAGCCAACTGATCCGTCAAACTCGCCGCTACTTCCGGTATCAGTCAGGCAAGGGCATTCAGTTCTCCACAGGCACTTCTATGTGTCCGCCGATCTTTGTGACCAGCATCACATCGTCTGGTACTACCGCAACTGTTACCACTCGCTTTGCGCATAACCTTGCTGTTGGCTGCACGATTCAAGTGTCTGGTCTTGACCAAGGTGCTTACAACGGCACGTTTACCGTTGCTACGGTTCCAACGCCGACAACTTTGACCTACACAATGGTCAACGCCGCTGGCGTGTCCCCTGCGACTGGTCTGATCGTTAAAGTCAGCGCCATTAACTGGTATGGCTCCAGCAACCGTGTTGGTTTCTTTGACCAGCAAAACGGCTTGTTCTTTGAGTACGATGGTCAGACCTTGTATGCCGTCTGGCGTAACAGCACCAATCAGATCAATGGCACTGTGTCAGTTACGCAGGGTTCGTCTGCTGTGACAGGTACTGGCACGCAGTTCAGCACTCAATTGCAGCCGGGAAGCTTTATCGTTATTCGCGGTCAAACCTACCGTGTGGTGACGATTGCCAGCGACACTTCGCTGTATATCAGTCCTGAATATCGTGGCGCTACGATTGCTGGCGCTCTGGTCTCCAAGACAATTGACGTGCGGGTTCCGCGTTCTTTGTGGCTTGATCCTCTGGACGGTTCCGGCCCATCTGGCTACGTGCTGGATTTGACCAAGATGCAAATGTGGTACATCGACTACTCTTGGTACGGTGCTGGTTTTGTCCGTTGGGGACTGCGCACAACCAAAGGCCAAATTGCCTATGTGTACCAGCAGGTCAACAACAACCAACGCTTTGAAGCGTACATGCGCTCGGGCAACATGGCGGCTCACTATGAGTCTAGCGGTCTGACCCCTGTGACTTACCTGACAGCTACGCTGGCTTCTGCAACTACCACGGGCGGTACTATTAACGTAGCCGACACGTCTGGCTTTGCTCCATCTGGCACCGTCAAAGTTCAAGCGGCTGGTCAGACTGGCGCAGTTGAGTACATCAGCTACTCCGCCAAGACAGCTAACACGCTGACCATTACGGCCCGTGCTCAGACTGGTGGTACTACCGCTACGACGTTCACTTACAGTGCCACGGCCCCGGTTGCCGTCGAGTACGCCTCGCCTGACACCGCAGCATCCCTGTCGCACTGGGGTTCGTCTGTGATCATGGACGGCAACTTCAACGATGATAAGTCGCTGATTTTTAACTACGGTACAACCACTGCGATTACCACCACAAACACGAACCCCATCGTGATTTTGGCGATTCGAATTGCTCCGGCTGTGGATAACGGTCAAGTGGGTTTGCTGGGCGCAAAAGAGATCATCAACCGTATGCAGTTGCAATTGGTTGAACTGGGTCTGTACACCACTGGTACGGGCTATCTGATCAACTTGATCCTGAACGGCTACGCCTCTGGCGCAACATCTGGTAGTTTTATCTCCCCGATTCAGCAAGCCAACGGTATCACTTCTTCGCTGGCGCAAATTGCTTCTAACTCAAACGCTGTAACGGTGACGGGTGGCGAATCGGTGGCGGCTGCGTACACTAATGCTTCCGGTCAAACCACGCTTGACCTGACTGGTGTACGCGATCTGGGCAACTCCATCTTGGGTGGCGGCACTTCCGCCTCTGTGCCAACTTCTCAGTCCGGCTTCTACCCTGACGGCCCAGACATTCTGTATGTGGTGGCAACACCTCTTACAAGCACAAGCTCGACCATTTTGGCCCGCTTGTCTTGGAAAGAAGCGCAGGCTTAATATGGCAAAGTCCCCCGCATGGCAACGCAAGGAAGGCAAGAACCCCAACGGCGGCTTGAACGCCAAGGGGCGTGCCTCTGCCAAAAAACAAGGCATGAACCTGAAGGCTCCCCAGCCCGAGGGCGGCAAACGCCGCGACTCTTTCTGCGCCCGGATGGAAGGCATGAAAGAAAAGCTGACCGGGGAGAAGGCCAAGAAAGACCCGAACTCCCGTATTAACAAGAGCCTGCGGGCTTGGAAGTGCTGACATGGATTCCGTACATATGTTGTGGAGCGGTGTTCTCTCTTTCTTCATTGCCATCCTTATGTGGGTGCTGAAAGAAAAATCTGAGGACATCAAGCGTCTGGAAATTCTTCTGAGTAAAACCCGGGAAGAAAACGCACGCGACTACGTGACCAAGTCCGATGTGCATAACGACATGAACAGAGTAATCGCACGTCTTGACAGACTTGATGAAAAGCTGGATGCTTTCATGAAGGAGCAACGCAGTGCCGAGCACAAGTAAAAAGCAACACAATTTTATGGAAGCCGTGGCGCATAACCCCGGTTTTGCCAAAAAGGTAGGCGTCCCACAGTCCGTGGGCAAAGACTTTTCAACTGCGGACAAGGGCCGCAAATTTTCAAAAGGTGGTGACACTATGGCTTCTAAAATGAACCCCGGTTTTATGGCAATGATGGCTAAGAAAAAAGCCGCTCCCGCCAAAAAAATGGCATCCGGTGGCATGACCAAAATGGGTGCAGTTCAAACCGCTGCTCCCAGCAAAGATGGTGTTGCCGCTAAAGGCAAAACTGTTGGCAAACAAATTGTCATGCCCGGTAATAAAGGCATGAAGCGCGGCGGCAAAGCCTGCTAAGGAGCAATCATGGCTACGTACCGTTCACTTGCGTCTAAAGACCCCAAAATGGGACAAAGCGAACTTCCGCTTGCTGGGGGTTATGAATACACTGGAGAACGCCCATCAAAAGCTGGCGCGGGCCGTGGATTTCTTAATCCAAAACGTCTTGACCAGTCTGACGATGATTATGTTTCCCCCAAAGAACATTATCAAATGGGCAAGCAGAGAATTGAAGCGGAAGAAAATGCCGCTCAAGATAAAGCCCGTCAAAATGCTTCAAGCATGAAGAGCGGCGGCACTGCATCTTCCCGTGGCGATGGTATTGCCCAGCGTGGCAAAACCAAAGGTACGCTGGTGATGTGCGGCGGTGGCATGGCTAAGAAGTGAGACAATCATGATGGCAAGCCGTGGTATGGGCGATATTGCCCCAAGCAAAATGCCCAAGGGTAAAAAAATTGCCCGTAGGGACAACACTGACTTCACCCAATTTAAAGAGGGTGGTAAGGTAAATGCTGCCGGGAATTACACCAAACCAAGTTTGCGCAAACGAATCGTAAGCCAAGTCAAAGCCGCCGCAACGCAAGGTACTGGTGCAGGTCAGTGGTCAGCCCGCAAAGCCCAGCTTGTGGCTAAGAAGTACAAGGCCGCTGGGGGTGGGTACAAGGACTGAGATGAAAGCGCCGCAAAAATCGCTCAAAGACTGGACGGCACAGAAGTGGCGCACCAAGTCTGGTAAACCGTCTTCCAAGACGGGAGAGCGATATTTGCCAGAGAACGCCATAAAATCTCTTACCCCCGCTGAATACGCAGCGACCACTCGTGCCAAACGTGCGGGTAAAGCAGAAGGCAAACAGTTTGTAAAGCAGCCTCCTAAAGTGGCGGCAAAAACCGCGAGGTATAGGTAATGGCAACAAAGAATTGGATCAAAGACGCAATCAAAAAGCCCGGAGCTTTGCGCTCTGAACTTGGCGTTAAGAAGGGTGAAAAAATCCCTGCAAAAAAATTGGCCGCTGCGGCTAAAAAACCCGGCAAAGAAGGTCAGCGTGCCCGTCTTGCTGAAACCCTCAAAGGACTGAAAAAATGAACCTCGAAACTGTTTTGATGTGCGCCAACATGATGGCAATCCAGCAAACTAACGCTCATGGTCGCGCGACTGATGAAGTGCAGGCTTTGATTGACGAAGTTCAGTCTTTGCTGGCTCCCACTCCTGTGGTCGAAGAAGCTCCTGTGGTTGAAGAAGCTGCTCCGGTAGCTAAGTCTAAAAAGCCCGCCGCTGCAAAGTAAATCATGAGCACGACCGGAACCTCCGTCTTCAACCTTGATGTCAATGACCTCATTGAGGAGGCGTTCGAGCGTTGCGGTCAAGAGTTGCGCACTGGATACAACTTCAGGACGGCACGCCGTAGCTTGAATTTGCTGACGATTGAGTGGGCAAATCGGGGCATCAACCTGTGGACAATTGAGGAAGGGCAGATTCCGCTCTACCCCAATCAAATTATTTATGCCCTGCCAACCGACACGATTGATCTGCTGGATCAAGTGACACGAACGGGTTCTGGGACAAATCAGCAGGACTTGAACCTTAACCGGATTTCAGAGTCCACGTACTCCACGATCCCCAATAAAAACGCTTCGGGCCGTCCAATCCAGTTTTGGATCAACCGCCAGTCTGGCGAGTCCAACACAACTACAGCAACGATTGGTGGAGCATCCACGTTGGCTGCGGATGCCACTACGATTCCTGTGAACAACATCGACCAGCTTGGCTCGACTGGGTTCATTTTGGTGGACTCCGAGGTCATTGTGTACTCGGCTGTGGATACTGTGAATGGCAACCTGCTGTATTGCTCACGTGGGCAAAATGGCACCACGGCGGCTACCCATGTTGTCGGTTCTGCCATCACGGTTCAAAACTTGCCTTGTGTAAACATCTGGCCAGTACCCAATCAGGGGTCTACGGGTAATCCCTACTATACATTGGTCTACTGGCGCATGCGTCGCATTCAGGACACTGGCACGGGCGTTAAGACTCAAGACATCCCATTCCGATTTTTGGAGTGCATGGTTGCTGGCTTGGCCTACAAGCTGTCTATGAAGCTTCCCGATGTCGATCCAAACCGGGTTATGGCGCTCAAGGCTGAGTATGAGCAGCAGTTCCAATTGGCATCGGAAGAAGATCGGGACAAGTCAAACGACCGATTTGTGCCACGGGTGCAGTTCTACAGGTGATGTATGGCTGGGCCTAAATACGCCTCCGGTAAATTCTCGATTGCCGAGTGTGATCGCTGCGGTCAGCGATACATGCTCAAGCAGCTTAAAAAGCTGACAATCAAGACAAAGCTCACCAACATCAAAGTTTGTCCAGAATGTTGGGAACCAGATCAGCCACAGTTGCAACTGGGTATGTACCCAGTTTATGATCCACAGGCTGTGCGTGAGCCACGGCCAGACATCAGTTATTACCAAGCTGGTACAACTGGTTTGCAAACTTCTTTGAGTGGTGGTACTGGGCCAAATGCCGTAGGCTACTCAAGCGAAGGTAGTCGGGTCTTTCAGTGGGGTTGGAACCCGGTTGGCGGGGCAAGTAGTTTTGATGCATTACTTACGCCAAATGACTTGGCAATGAGTGTGCAAATTGGTACAGTCACAGTTACAACGACGTAAGGAGTCGATCATGGACAAATCAGATTTGAAACAAGACAAAGCCCTCATCAAGAAGGCTTTCAAACAGCACGATGCCCAAGAGCACAAAGGTGGCAAAGGCACATCTTTGAAGCTGAAAAAGGGTGGCGTTACCAGTAAAGCTATGCGTGCCGTTGGCCGTAACATGGCTCGTGCTAACAACCAAAGAGGTGGTTGATCATGGCTAAGTTCAGTCAAAAAATGGGTGGTAAAGAGGTTGGTTCTGCCAGCAAATATGCCCAACCCCATGACATGTCCGGTAAAGTCGCAAGCGTAAAAGATTCGCTGAACAACGGCGGCTTTCGTCCTGACCCCAACACCATGAAGGCAAATCAATTCATGCCCGGTGAGCAGCCGACCCCTCGCGTGGCTCTGGGTGATCGCATCCGTGAGCCTAAGACCACTGGCATCAAGATGCGTGGCACTGGCGCGGCCACTAAAGGCGTTATGTCCCGAGGCCCGATGGCATGAACTACAACGAGTTGTACGATACGATTCAGACATATACGGAAAACCAATTTCCGGAAGTGTACTTGGCTGATGGATCGACTGTGTCTGCACAGACGCAGATCAATACTTTCATCAGGCAAGCTGAACAGCGTATCTACAACTCAATGCAGTTCCCCACTGTTCGCAAGAACGTGACGGGCGTTGTTTCTCCATCCACTCCTTACCTGTCGGCCCCTAACGACTTCTTGTCTGTGTACTCTTTGGCGGTCATTGACACCGATGGGGCGTATGAGTATCTGTTAAACAAAGATGTTAACTACATTCGTGCGGCGTACCCCAACCCTTCTGATGCTGGCCTTCCAAAGTATTACGCATTGTTTGGCCCCAAGGTGATCTCCGAGGTTGTCTCAAACGAGTTGTCGTTTATCCTTGGCCCAAAGCCTGATGCTGTTTATTCGGTTGAGCTTCACTATTACTACTACCCACTGAGTATTGTGCAGGGTGTAGCAACAAGCATAACTAATGTCAGTGTGTCTGCATTTGCAGTGCCTGATGGCAGGTACGTTGTAACATTTGCTTCCGCAGCACAATCGGGTGGACTCACTATCAGTTTGACAATTGAGAGCCAAATTGCGTCTAATGTGGAAGTTGTTTCTGGGGGTAGCGGGTATGTGGTCAATCAGCTTGTAGGCTATAGCTCCACTACTACGCCATTGCAAATAACTGCACAGGTTGCATCGGTAGATAACCCTGAAGGCACATCTTGGCTTGGCGACAACTTTGACTCGGTGCTTCTGTATGGATCACTGGTTGAGGCTTACACCTTTATGAAGGGTGAGACTGATGTGATCAGCATGTACGAGAACAAGTACAAGGAAGCTCTGGGTCTTGCCAAACGCCTTGCTGATGGTCTGGAGCGCGGCGATGCTTATCGTGACGGCCAATACAAGCAGAAGGTAATCTGACATGGCACTCACCCAAACAGCCACGAATGCTTTTAAAACAGGCATGATGAATGGTTCGTACAATTTCAATACGGACACATTCAAAATTGCTTTGTATAATGCAAACGCCACGCTGAACGAACAGACAGCGGTTTACACCTCTACTGATGAGGCGACGGGTTCTGGTTATTCTGCTGGCGGTCAAGCTCTGACTGTGACTGTCACGCCAACCACAGGCAGTTCGGGCAATGTGGCTTACGTTTCTTTTCAGAATGCTTTTTGGACGGGTTCTATTACCGCCCGTGGCGCTCTCATCTATGACGTAACCAACGGGAACAAAACAGTGTGCGTGTTGGATTTTGGCGCAGACAAAACATCTTCCACCACATTCACCGTTCAATTTCCGGCGGCAACCAACACATCCGCAATCATTCGTATCGCGTAAGGAGCGAATCATGTCTACTGAAAAAGCAAAATCTACCGACTCCGTGTTCAGCGATCTTATTGCTGGCACCCGTTCTGGCGAAAACGCAGTGGCTATGGGCCGCTTCACTGCTCAATGTTTTGACAAAGACGGCAAGCTGAAATGGGAAGCCAGCAACCACAACTTGGTGGTGAACGTAGGCTTGCAGTACATGTGCGGATCGGCGTTGACCAGTACAACCCAAATCACCACTTGGTATATTGGTCTGTATGGCGCAGGTGCTTCTAACACTCCCGCAGCCAGTGACGTAATGAATAGTCATGCTGGCTGGACTGAAGTTGTCCCATACAGCAACGCCACACGCCCCACTTGCACGTTTACTGCGGCTACTAACGCCAACCCATCTGTGGCTACCAACTCCGCTTCCGTGGCGGTGTTTAACATTAACACTTCCTCAACGGTTGGCGGCGCGTTCTTGGTGAGCAACAACACAAAGAGCGGCTCGACTGGTACTCTGTTCTCTGCCGCCGACTTTGGCTCTCCCGGTGATCGCACGGTTTCAAACGGTGACATCTTGAACGTCACCTACTCGCTGTCGCTTGCGGGCTGATTTACGCCTGTGGAGACTGTAAATGTCAGTCGTTAAAACCGTATTCATCACCACGGTAGGGGCTGGCACATACACAGTACCCTCTGACTTTCTTTCGATTGTCTCCGTTGAATGTATTGGTGGCGGTGGCGGTGCGGCTAACGCCAACCAAGGTGGTGGTGGCGGTGCTTATGCTGCATCAACTGCCGTAACTGGCTTGACTGCTGGTGGCTCTGCTTTTTACAACGTAGGTGCTGCGGGCACCGCTGGTACTGGCGGAAACGCAGGGCAAACTTGGTTTAACACCGTAACAAACTCCGCGCCTAACTCAGGGCAAACAACAAGGGGCGCAGCGGCCAACGGCGGATCAAACAGTGGTACTGGTGGTTCAGCCGGAGCGGGCACGGTTGGCACTACCACATTTAAAGGCGGCGACGGCGGCGCAAAAGCTGCAAACGCTGGTGGTGGTGGCGGCGGTGCGGCTGGCCCCGGAGGCGCTGGTGGTAACGGAGCGTCTGGTGTTACTGCTGTTAACGGAGGTGGTGGTGGCTCTGGCGCTGGAACATCGTCTGCTGGTGTATCTGCATCTGGCACTGGCGGAACTGGAGCAACTGCGCCAACTGGCGGCGGCAACGGTGGCACGGGAACACTGAATGCAAGCGCATCCAACGCTGGTAGCGCAGGTTCTGTTTGGACTGCAACTGCTGGTGGCACGGCTGGCCCCGGTGGTGGTGGCGGAGGCGTAAACAACGCTACAACAGGAGCTACTGGTGGTTTGTATGGCGGCGGAAGTGGTTCCGGCAGCGTTGGTACTCAAGGCATCATCATCTTCACGTACAACGCAAGCGTGACGTATGCTTCTTCCGTGTCAGAAACGGCGACTGCAACAGATGCTGTTACTGGTGGGTTTACTTACCCAAGCTCTGTTTCCGAAACTGCCACTGCAACAGATGACATTCTTGGCGGTTTTGGTTACTCAAGATCAGTTGCAGAAGCTGCTGCGGCATCCGATCTGCCTACTCCATCATCTACATTTAACGGTGATATTTCTGAAAGTGCGACTGCTACAGACACAATAACAAGCACTCTTCAGTGGACTCCGATTGATGACGGCCAAACACCAAACTGGCAAAATATAAACACGACCCTATAAGGAACAACCATGTCCACATATTCCCCATCTTTGCGAATTGAGTTGATCGGTACGGGCGAACAACCCGGCTATTGGGGAACTACAACCAACACAAACTTGGGTACGCTGATTGAATCCGCAATTGCGGGGTATATTTCCGTTTCCGTCACTAGCGCAAACCAAGCATTGACTGCTCTGAATGGTGCTCCTGACGAAGCACGTAACATGGTGTTGAGTTTAACGACCACGACAACCGCTGCTTTTGCGGTGTACGCTCCCCCACAGGAGAAGGTGTACATCATCTACAACGCCAGTTCGTACACAGCGACAATCTACAACTCGACTGTTCTTGGCAACACCACTGCTGCTGGTACAGGCGTAGCCATCCCTGCTGGCAAAACAATGGTGGTTTGGTCGGATGCTACAAACTTCAAAACCGGGGTTAACTACGCAGATACTTTTGATATTGGTGGCGTTTTTACTGCCATTAGCTTGGCTGCGACTGGCGCTCTTTCCACTGGGGCATCAGCCACGATTGGCGGTTCCGAAATTGTTCGCGGGAGTATTGGCGCTTATGGCACTATTACAACTAATAGCTCTGCGTATTTAAATGGTGCTGTAGCACAAACGGTGGTGCAATCCAGCGCAATTGATACTACAAACGACACGATTACTCTTGCTTCCGCAGCGTACAGCAATGATGTGGCTGTTGTTTTGACAAGCTCTATTACGATGCCCACAGGGCTATCGACAGACACCATCTATTACGTTGTAAACACAAACGCTACTTCGTACTTCTCGGGTACGGGAAGCATTTCCGGAACAACGCTCACAATTACTGGCGTTAACGCTGGATCAATTGGCCCCAGCACTGTGATCACTGGCACTGGAGTTACTTCCGTGTCTGTAGTTTCTCAGCTTACTGGCAGTGTTGGCGGCGTTGGTACATACAGTCTTACCGGATCAGCGCAGACTGTGGCATCCACCACAATCTCGGGAACGTATTCGGGAACGCAAACCATTAAACTGTCCACCAGTATTGGCGGTTCCGCCGTAAACATTACGGCTACTGGCTCTGGGAATTTGACGCTTACCCCCATTTCTTTGGGCATCAAAGCGCCAAGAGGAACGTCAAAAGACGCAATTGCCACCACCAGTTTTGTCAACGACGTTTTTGGTTCCGCAAACTGGAACTTTAGCGAGACTGTTGCAACGCAAACAGCTTCAATTGCCGCTTCAGTGGGTACAGCCCCTGCTGTGGTTACTGTGGCTTCATCCCCAACCAACGGCACTGCTGTTGCCTACACCCTGACCGGAACCGCTTCTCTTCCAGTCGCAATGACTGCTGGAACTCCGTACTATGTGTATGGAAGAACAAGTACAACTTACAAGTTGGCGACAGGCAAGGACGTTAGCGACATCGTAACAATGAATGCGGGCGCAATCTTTACCGCCGACATTTCCGGTACAACCATGACGGTGACCGCCGTTTCAAGCGGAACAATTACGGTTGGGCAGACAATTTCTGGCACAGGCGTTACAGGTGGCACAACCATCACCGCAATTGTTGGTGGTAACGGAGGTGTTGGCACTTACACGGTAAGCGTTTCCCAAACTGTTGCCTCAACAACTATCACGGCTGTCACAACTCCGGGCGTAGTCACTGTGGTAAGCGCCCCGTCAAACAACGACATTGTTGTTTTCTCGACCACTGGCGCTCTTCCAACTGGCTTGACCGCTGGCACGGAATACTACGTCATCAACCGGACAAGCACTACATTCCAAGTCTCCACCACTTACGGCGGCTCGGCAATCACGTTCAGCAGTACGCAATCTGGTACGCATACTGCTACATGGAGAACGCCAGTTATTACGGCCAGTGCATCATCCGCTGGAACCGGGGCAGTAACGGAAACCGCTTCCAGTATCATCTTGTATTACAAGGGCACAGCAAAACTGACGGTTGATCTTGCTGGCAACGCAACCCATACTGGCGCTGTTTCTGCCACTTCTCTTGCTGGCGCTGCCGCCACGGGTGCTGGCGCTTCTGGCACTTGGGACATTAACATTGCTGGCAATGCTGCCACTGTTACTACGCTGACCCCCTCTCAGGTTGGTGCGGCAACGGCTAAAGTTGCGGTTGGGGATGTTGGAACGTATGCTCTTTTGCGCCGTGCAAATGGTTCAGGTGCTTTGGCGGCAGGCGCTCTCGTAGCGGGTTCAGATTTGGTGTACAGCGCGGCATCTTCTGCTTCAAGTGGGGTTCCCACTGGGACATGGATGCAAATGGGTTATACCTCCGCAACAGGTGGAACAACAAACGCTGTTACTCTATTCTTGCGTGTTTCCTAATAGGAGCAAACCATGAGCCTTGATCCACTCAGCGCCGCACTCGACATCGGCGGCAAGTTAATTGACCGACTCTGGCCCGACCCTACTATTGCTAATGCGGCAAAGCTTGAGTTGCTCAAGCTTCAGCAAACTGGCGAACTGTCTTTGATCACAGGGCAGCTTGAAATCAACAAAGCAGAAGCTACAAACCAGTCCGTCTTTGTGTCTGGCTGGAGACCGTTCATCGGTTGGATTTGTGGAACGGGCCTTGGGTATCAGTTCTTGGTGTATCCCATTTTGGTGGCGTACCAGCCAAAGATTGTCCAACTGGACATGGGCACGCTGATCACTCTGTTGGGTGGTCTGCTTGGCCTTGGGACTATGCGCACCGTGGAAAAACTCAACGGGGTCGCATCAAAATGAACGCCAATTGGGAAAAATCTCGTGACTTGGTCATTGAGTCTGAAGGCGGATATCAGTTGACCAACATCCCCGGTGATGCTGGGGGTCAAACTTACGCTGGTATTGCTCGTACAAAAAATCCCGACTGGGAAGGCTGGGCGCTGATTGACAAAGGCCAGATGCCACCCAAAGAGATGGTCTGGGATTTCTACAAGACCAAAGTTTGGGACAAAGTGCGTGGTGATGAATTGCCACTGGGCGTGGACTATCTGGCCTTTGACTTCGCCGTCAACTCCGGCGTTGGCCGCGCCGTCAAAACTTTGCAGTCCGCAGTAGGTGCAAACCCTGACGGTGCAATTGGCCCAGCCACGATGGCAGCAATCAAAGGATGTCCTGATTTGCTTAAACGCTTTAGCGCCGCCAAAGAGGCGTTCTACAAAGGCATTGTCGAGCGTAAACCTGATCAAGTAAAATTCCTCAAGGGCTGGCTCAATCGTGTGGCCCATGTTGAGGCCGTAGCCGATACGATGCTTGCATGAGGTAAACCGTGCCTTTACAAAAACTTGCCCTTAAAGCCGGGGTAAACCGGGAAAACACCTCATACGCGAATGAGGGCGGTTGGTATGAGTCCGAAAAAGTTCGCTTTCGCTCTGGACAACCAGAGAAGATTGGCGGCTGGGCAAAAGATACCGGAGCGGTTTCAACCAGCATCTCCACTGTAAGCAATTACGGCACGCAGTACATCACAACCACCCCATCTCCGCCGTCTGGAACGCTGTGGGGTATTTGCCGTTCCATGTGGAACTGGATCACGCTGGCTGGATATAATTTGCTGTCATTTGGCACCAACTTAAAGTTTTACATCCAGAACGGCGTAAATGGTTCTTACTATGATGTAACGCCAATCCGCAAGACAAGCACAGCGGTTGCTAATGCATTTACCACCAGTAATGGATCAACTACAGTAACGGTTAATGACCCCGGTCACGGTGCTCAGACAGGTGACTTTGTCACCATTACAGGGATTGCGCAGACCACGCTCAACGGTGCTATTAACGCCAGCGTGACCAGCATCGTGCTCACATCCGCAACAGGGTTTCCCGCCAGCGGAACAATTTTGGTTGATTCGGAGCAAATTACCTATGCCTCAATCACCACAAACACACTCAACAGTTGCGTGCGTGGGGCAAACGGAACAACTGCGACATCGCATACCTCTGGTACTACGGTAAACATTCTTGTAAATGGAATTTCCGGAGCAACGCTTGGCACTACAGCAGCGCCTGTGATGTACCAAATCACAGTGCTAACCAACAACACATATCAGATCACAGTAGCAACAGCGGCCACATCTAATGGAACTTCTACTGTCACCGCTACTTTTTCATACGAGCTAACTTCTGGCAACGATATTTACTCTGTAGCGGCTGGCTGGGGCGCTGGTGGTTGGGGCGGTGTAACCACTGGATATGCAGACACAGGTTGGGGTTTAGCTGCCGCCGCTGGTGGTGTTGGGGTTGGTCTGCGCTTTTGGAGCCAATCTAACTTTGGTGAAAACCTGCTGTTTAACCCATGCGGTGGCGGCATTTATTTGTGGGCTGTTAACGCATCCCCAACTGTTTTTGATAGGGCGCAACTCTTGGTTGCCGGAAGCACAGTGACGGTTAAAAACTCTTCTGGAGTTGGTTCAGCCACAGTCAACATTGATTCCACCTGTCCGTCTGCCGCCAACTATATTTTGGTGTCAGACTCTTCTCGCTTTGTTATTGCATTTGGTACAAACGATCCAACGGGAGTGTATTCCACAACCGCAGTAGACCCGATGCAAATTCGTTGGTCTGATCAAGAGAGCTATGGCACTTGGACTCCAGCGATCACCAACCAAGCGGGTGATTACCGACTGAGCCACGGCTCTTCCATTTACACGGCCATCCAGTCCCGACAAGAAATTTTGGTGTTTACGGACAGTGCCGTGTACTCGATGCAGTATCTGGGCGCTCCGTATGTCTGGGGCTTCCAATTGCTGGAAGACAACATCTCCATCATTGGCCCAAACGCCGTGTCAGTTGCGGCCAACGTGGTGTACTGGATGGGTATGGACAAGTTCTATTTCTATACGGGTCGCGTACAGGCCATGCCGTCCACACTGCGCGAGTACGTCTACACAGACATCAATTTGGAGCAGGGCTTCCAAGTCAACGCTGGTACAAACGAAGGTTATAACGAAGTCTGGTGGACGTACTGCTCCTCTGGCTCCACTGTGCTTGATCGATATGTGATCTTTAATTACATGGATCAAGTCTGGTACTACGGCACATGGGACAACTACAACCAAACCCCGCAAGGCCGCACGGCTTGGCTGGACAGTTCTTTG